TACTGCAAGTGCGGCAAAGAAAGCGATATTTATTTGATATCCACTTTGGGTGGTTATCAATGCATGAAATGCGACGGTACAAGGAAATTGAGGAAGAAAAATGGAAAACAAAATCTATTTAGGCGATTCGGTTTACGCGGAATACGTTGGTTACCGCATGGAGGTACAAATGGAACGGACAGTAAACACGCTTGAATTGGCGGCTATTCAGGAGTTCGAACGAACATCGGCGTTTGTTGAATCATCATCATTTGATCATACACTTGGTTTGTACATAAATGCCCATGGACGAATTGACATGTCATTGCAGCGTGATTGGATGCTTTTCTGGCATGCATGGATTAAGTCAAGAAATCATACAATGATTGAAATGGCGGAAAAGCGAAACGAAGAGGATGTAGATTAAATGAACAGAGCAGAGCATTTGCAGTGGTGTAAGAACCGAGCAATGGAATATGTAGAGAAAGATGACTATCAGCAAGCGGTAACGTCAATGCTGTCTGATCTTAATAAGCATGAGGAAACGAAAGTTTCCGCTGATGGTATCTTGGCGCAACTCGGGTTGTTTGTATTGATGACAGGCCCGACGCGGGAAAGTATTACTCGATACATTCAAGGATTCAATTGATGGCATGCTGCGCTCTAACAATATTTCTTGAGGATTTACACAATGGCGAAGGAATATATCATACAGACGAACGAAGATGATGAATTGATCGCATGTGATAGCTGCGGTTGCGAAGTGCCGACAGCCTATTATGACTGGGGCCCGCCATTCGATCAAAAACACGAGACAGACAAGAGACCATTATGTGACTTTTGCGCCAGCAGCATGGCAGCTAATTATACACGCCATCGAATGGAATCAGAATTTAGAATGTTACGGGCCGAGATTTGGATGGCTGCGGCGGCAGTAGCTAACTATCTAAAGTATGGTAAACCGCAAAGTTAAAAGGAAATACGCTAGATTATGGCGAAGAAAATACCTAAAAAATTATATCAACCTATGCGAAATATTGCCGAGATGGTTAGCGATGCGTTACCGGAAAATTATGGTTTTACGTTACTTGTTTTCGAAATCGGTGATAAGGATGGCACGATGAATTACATGAGTAATGCCCATAGGCAAGACATGATCAGGGCACTTGAAGAGTTGATTAGGAATTTGAAGGCAGATGAACGGCATTGATCAAGGTTTCGATGATATGGAAAACAAATGCACCAAATGCCAGATTAATAAACCGATGCATACCTATTACGACCCGATAAATAATCCTCCCCAGCAATTTCTATGCTGTGAATGCTACGTCAAAGCCGGTAATCCTCCTGCAGATTGGCATCCAGATTGTATAAAAACTTATCAGGAATTGTTAATGCTTAAGCGGCTTCGTTAGGGTGCAATGATGGGATATTTCGCCGGGTTAGACATGGCAGAAAGGTGAGAGATGTTTGATGATGGATCCAAAATTACCTGGTTCGGAATTTCTGCAATCGCGGTAGGCATAGGACTGTTTTTTGTGCTCAAGTACAAAGTAGAACCTTGGGTGATAGAAACCGCGTGCCGTGAATTGGTGCGATGCAATTAGTGCCTAACGCAGCAAAACTAACCGACAGTCACAGTAATTTACAATGAAAGGAAATTCATGTACCCAAATGACGAACATTTCAAAGAAACTATCATCGCCAAAGTAAGCGATAATGGCAATGGTTGGACAATCGCGTGTGCTGATGGCTGGAGCTTTTATATTTCTGCGCCGTCGCCGGTTGTGCCCAGAGAAGGCATGACTGCGCGGTTCTATGGCAAGGGCGTCGGCTTCAATGTACGCGGTCTATTTCTCGACGGAGAGCGCGTATTCTATCGCACACAAGCCGAAGATGAAGAAAAGCATGAGATTGATAATTATGGTGTGGATGCGGCGGATTGGCTCAAGCGATGGGATGAAGGTAATGTTGTGTGGAGTATCGAAATGGGCGGTCTCGGTCCGAGCTATGAACAATGCATTCACATCACAATGGCTGAGATTCTAAGGCATCTATTGGAACGAAAATATGAAGTGATCACTTGGGATGACAAAGAAACATGGGAACGCGACCTAAAAGAGATTGAAGCGGCTGGTTTTGCCAATGTGCGCATCAACGCTCTAGGTCTATCCGGCGCGCAATGGGGCGCGGCGCTGCACTTGGCGCTCCAATTCTATCGGCTAGGGCCGCGTGCCGTGATGATGGATGGACGCATTAAGGATCGGGCCATTCAGGTGCAGCGTACATTTCCGGTGGTGGTATAGTCAAAAGGCAAGAGGCAATCAGCACCAATCCAGACAACGATAAATAATCAAGCCCTGACCCGATATGCGCATACTGACATTGCATCTAAAAGCCGAATATTGGCGAGCCATCGCTAGGGGCGAAAAGATCGAGGAATTCCGGCTGGCAAACGATTATTGGGAACGCCGCCTGCGTGGAGCGCCTTATGATGAGATCCACCTGAAACTTGGATATCCGAAACGCGGCGACGAAGGAAACACGCTGCGATGTAAATGGGTCGGGTATCCACCGCTGAAGGAGATCACGCATCCGCAATTTGGGGACAATCCAGTGATGGTGTATGCCATCGATGTTTCGCGACCGTTATCCAATTGGGCCGCGCTTTTTCGGACACACAATTGATCGACGATAAAAATACTTAGTGTGATGGAATACAGATATATTTTTCTGAACGCCGCGTGGAGTTTAAACTACGTCGTGTATCGACATTTTGATCATCTGACGTGCGGCGTAAAAAAGATCGCCGAGGCACACTGCGTGGCGACATTCATACAGGAATCTGATGCATCGGACTATTGCGCTTATCGGAATGAAATGAAACAGAAGTACAACTCTGATGATATGTCGCTGGATTGAGTTTCGCAGATGCGCGATTAATAGACGACGCTTTAAGTTCGCCTCGATAGCTTAATGATAGAGCGCGCATGACAGGTACGGAGATGAGTAACAAAGGACGCTTTGTGAAGATCAACGAGCATATCTGTGCAGCGAGGTTGCAGGGTTTGATTCCTTGTCGAGGCGCAAAATCTAATGTAAAGCCAATCGGCAGTCACACGATAAATAATCAAGCTTTGACCCGATGTCCGGTTGAGCGCTGTGTTAGGTGATGAAGTTTGATAAAACGATGCAAGGAGACACAATGAAAACATTTGAAACCTTTGAAGCACTAGAAGGCATGCGCGGCTGCATGAAAAAGCGAATTGTTGTACATGCAAAGCAAATGACCGAAGAGTTCCGAGTAAACACACTCGAAGGCGATTACAAAAAAGGCAAACCTGGAGATTATCTAATGCAGGGCATCGATGATGAACTATACATCTGTGATCGAGAAATTTTCGAGAAGTCATATGATTGGGTTTAGTACATCACCGCAGATTGTTGTGGTGGCGCCCGGTGGTGACGACGTAAAAAGCATGGAACGGCTCGAAGCTGCTGGACTGGTAAGACGTGGCCGTCCATACCATGAAACGCACTACTACCACGCCACGGAAAAGGGTTGCGAAGTAGCCGGACTGAACAAGACACAAACGAAGAATGCTCTTGAGAGCTAACGCATGTTATGTGTCAAACCAAGCCGCGCCGCTTTCGCTTCGCCGCGCTTGCCCAATGCCAACCAGTAGCAGTCATTTTTGGTGTCTAACTCGATCAGAAGGCAGTTTTACACCAAATTCCTAGCTCTGCACAAATCCATCCAACGCCGTCGCCGTGATCGAAGTCGCCGCGCCAGCTTGCGCTTGGATCATGCCGCCCGCGGCGATCACTGGCACATCAATATCCAAATAGCTGTTTGCGTTGATCGAGGTGGTCGGTAAAAACACATTGTCATCACCGGCTGTTCCTGCGGATGGCACCGCCCAGGCTTTAATCGTTACCGCGCCGCCCGTTGTATTACTAAAGCGCACGCGTGCATTGCGTAAGATGCTGGTGGTCGGGCTGGATGGCACGGTATAGAGCGTTTCTACCGCAGCGTTGTTGACTTGGTTCGGCGCGAAGAGCTGCGAATAAGCAATTGTCATGATTAGACCCCTATCAATGCCTCGATGGTTTCGAGCCGCTTGATGATCGCGTCAACGTTAATGTCACGCCCCGGCACCTGATTTTCCAATTCTTGCAAACGCCGGTCGATCTCTTGCAACGTCGAATCGCGGCGCGGCGCGCGTTGTTCGAGTTCATCCAGCCGCCGATAAATGCCGTCTAAATTTAGCGGCCGCGATGGCGCTTGAACTTCCTGGTCGCGCTGTTGCCGCTCGACCGCGCTAAAATTATTCGGGCGCGTGCTTTCCACGGTTTCCGCCGCTTCGACAACGATGTCCGGCAATGTGACATTCGCTTGCTCGAACAATTTTTCAAAGGCGCGGATGGTCTCTTGATTGGTCAAGAATTGCGCGAGCTGATCGCGGCTGAGTATGCGCCGTTCAGTCATTCAAGCCCTCAATGCGCGCCTCCAACGCCGCCATGGATAGAACGGCATCGGATGTGCCGCGAAATTTCTGCACGCGCCAATGTTGCATAGGCCCTTGCTGCAGCCAATTCATCCGCACATTACGCTCGCCCTGCTGCCCAGCGGAACGTGCCTGTTCTTGACTAAATACCTCGCCATCAGTCGAGTATGATGTCCACACCGTAGGATCGATGCCCAGCGGCACGCGGCCAGTCAAACAGACTAGTTCCAGCTCGTGGAAAATCGCGCCGCGCCCTTCGTTGTACACCATCGGCGTGCCGAACTCCCAGCCGATGGTTTGCCCGTAATGGGTGGCGATGTCTTGCGTGAGCTCACCATGCTGACTGGTGAGCGGATTGCCGCACAGCCATTTGTCATAGCAATAGACCAAGTTACGCGCCTGATAAACCGCTTTACCTGTGAGACTGGTCGTTAAAACAAACCACGCCGGCACTTGCAGACGCGCGGCGGCCAAGCCGTCATAGGCCAGGGTTTGATCCGGCAAATGCACTAGCAGCTGCTGGTGATCGCGATCGGTGCGTGTTTCCAATACCACCGTGCTTAATTGCGCTTCAGTGTAATCGGCCAGGATGCGGTCAATCTCCGCCGTGGAAATCTTGGTGGCATTCGCATTTTGTCCGAGATAAATCGCAGGCGCTTCGTTGCGGCCGCTGCCGAGAAATGCGATGGAATCGAGAAAGATGCAGGCCGCATGCGTGCCAATCACGCCGCGCGGTAATTGCGCGCCATCGATTCGCCCAAATGGGAAAAAGTCGCCGCCGATGTTGTCGAATACTTCCACGGTATAGCGATTAAGCGCATAGACTTCGTTACGCAGCTTCAGCAAGGCCTTGACTGGATCAGGATCAACTTCTGAGCTGCCGTATTTAAGTGGGTTGACTTGCGTCGGATCGCTCAACTCTGTCACAACCAATGACGTGCCATCGGTCGTCATGAAGAAACCGTCGATCCACACCATGTCAAGCACTGACCCCAAATCCGGATCAGTGACTTGAATCAGCGTGCCGCCATTCCAATAAAACAATTTGCCGCCAGAAGCGATGGCCAGCCGATCAAACGAGTAGTCAAGCCGCACTTGACCACTGCCGCCCACATCGCCCAGCGTTTGCGTATTGCCATCCGCCGCGATGCTGACTAGCTTGGTACCCATCACCCGATAACAAATGCCGTTCCAGTTGATCCCGCCGCGGTCGATCCCTGGCCCCGTACCGAATTCGGTGATGCCATCGGCGATACGCAAATAGCCGCTGGAAATGCCTTGTGCGAGTGCGACCGGAACCAGATTGCGCGGATAGGAAACGCGAAAGTCCGGGCCGTCGTCGGTGTAAATGCCGCTGAGCAAGGGAATCTGCATAGCAAAATCCGCTAGTTACATCAAATCAGATCCAAACATTTGCCACACCTCTTACAATATCGCATTTTTCCCATTCCAAGTTCGCGCATTTGCCACGGCCCTGGTTCATGTTCACAGCGGCGCGAACTCCAAAACCACCACTTTAGCCAAGCTAACATTTATTTATCGTCTTCAATGACTGTCGATCGATGGTTAGACCACATACCGCATGACTTGAAAAAAAATGTTCATATCATCATGCGTAGGATCGATCGCGGATTTATCCCAAAATCGCAATGAATAACCGCCAGTGATATACAAATCCTCAGACGCCGGGCTATGAATCACGCCATTAACTACAGTCGTTTCACGAAAAGTTCCGAGATTAAAGCAGTAAAAAACCGTGGAGCTTGCCGCTTGCACATTCCCGGATGTGAAATGTTTAACTTGATCGTTTTCTGGATCGAACAATGCCATTTCTACAATGCGATTTCCAACCACAGCGGATGTTGTCAGTTGCACGCAGGCGGAATTGAATTTCCAAATCTCATTAAGCGGGACTAAGAATGATTTATTGCTGTTGTCCGGTGTTTTGTCTTTGACGTTGTAGATCGGCGGGATAACGCTGACGACTTCTGAAAAATTATTGGTGTTTATCGTTTGGCGCATGGGGTCATACCTTGAATTTCATTCTTTGTAAATCGATCAGCATCCCTTATATACGTGAACGCCGAAACTCACCGTCATATCGTCCGCGGCTGGCGCAATCGCGGCCGAGTCATAAAATCGGATGATCGAGCCGGCGGGCAAATACAAATCAATAGGAATCGGAATCTGAATCATGTTGTCGATGAATCCAGTCTCGCGGTAAATACCTTGTAGAAATCCATAACTGCGCGTGGTCGAAGCCGTTTGCACCGCGCCCGCCGAGATATAGCCTTGAGACCGATTGGCTGAATCATAGACTTGAAAGCGCATCTGACGGTTACCGGCGGTAGCGGTGGTAACCAGCACCACATTCGCGTAAAGAAGTTGCCAAGTCTCGCCGCCCGGCACCGTATAGCTTTTATCGCTGTCATTCGCCGCATCATCGAATACGCCGTATAGCGGCGCAATGGGCGTAACGCCTTCGGTGTAGTTATCGTTGCCGGAAAAAAGAAACCGCATAGGTGCATTACCATCGACGCGAATAATTCAAGCTTTGGCCCGTTTGCGGTTGCTCGCGATTGCCTTTCGCGTCAACCTACCCGGTACCACGTATCTAGCACATCATCGAAACGCAACCGGAAAAATGCATTCGCCGCTAATGTCGTCGGCGCGCCCGTCACAGTGGCGCCATTGCCGGCCACGGTTAAGGTGGTCACGGCTTGCGTGCAGTTCACCAGCACTTCTTGCTTGGCGACCGCGTTGGTCACGCTGGGCAATGTAATCGTGCCGGCCGCGAATCCGGCCGTCGGCGTTAATACCAGCCAGATACTATCGCTGCCATCAGTGATTGCGACCGTGAAGCCAGTGGCTGACGGTGCCGCATATTGCGTGATTTTGTCGTCAACCATGCTGTCATCGGCTTGCACATAAGCCTTGAGTAAGGATGCGGGAACGCGCCGATCATCGCCGTTTGATGCTGAACCTATGGCGAATTGATCGCCGTCGGCGATGGCATCGGCGGCAGCCAAGCGGTCAATGGCCATGATAATCAAGCATCCAAAAAGTCAAGCTCGCCCCCCTCGTTGATGCGTAATGGATCCAAATCAGGCGGCAACGTGAATGGATTGTCGGCGGTGCGCCAAGGCTTGTTGCCGGCGCCCACCGGCATGGTGTCGGGCAATTGCATTTCGATCAAAGTTATCGTGCGCTGCAGCATGGCATCATAGGCTTGTTTCGCCGCGATCTTGGTTTCCGGCGTGATGGTTTTGCCAAATCGCGGCCCTAAGCGCGCCGCCAGGCTGAGATAGATTGCCTCGTTCGCCCAATCCGGCGCGTTGCTGTCTTGATCCAAATCCGCAGTGCCAGGGCTTGACGATATCGGATAACCTAGCGCGATACCGCGCGCATACCAGCTCGCCAGCATGCTATCCAGCGTGCGCAACGCGCTTTGCAATTGCGCTGGGTTCAGATCGTACACATAATTGGCGAAGCCGATTTCATCAAAGGCTTGCTGAATCAGTTCGCGCTTAGTCCAGCTCATGCGCTCAACTCCCGCTCAATCATGCGCCGCAATTTCGCATTACTGGTGCGCCCGTCGAATTTCAACCCCAGTTCGCGCGCTT